AATTTCGTTTTCAATGCTGCTAAAATCTTTTCTTTCATACAAGTATTATTTTTGTTTAGACTTTTGTACAAAAGTAGCTCTAATAAGCACATAAGAGAAATATTCGCGAGCCCCAAAAAGCACAACTTGTCTATTGTGTAAAAATAAAGCGGTAGCCCCTAAGAACTACCGCTTTACAATGATTATGAAATGAATTTCACAAATGTTTTAAAATATAAAAACCACAGATACCACTTCTTAAACTTTATTGTTACCTGTATTTTGTTCTGGTGAAATTTTGGTGTTAGTTTGTACTTTTTCATTTTGTTCCTCCTTTATTTCTTTTAATTCTTCTTCTACTCGGTCTGCATTGCCAGCAAACATTATACCCTCACGTGTTGACCATATACCGCCTTGAACGGCAGATACAGCAACTTCTACGTCATCGCTCTTTGAATCGATCATATAGGGTACTAAATCGGTGCTAACCTCAATAGTCTTTGAAGCAGACTCAAGTGATGTGTTGATAGTTCCTAGGGCACTAACTAGGAAATTAATTCTTCGTTGCATGAATTCTCCTATCACTTCACCGTGATTACTCACAGACATGTGTGCGCCCATAAACATAAGCCTCATTGCTATACCTGACACCTGCCCGATGCCTTTCATCTCCTCGAAAGATATCCTAGGGGTATTCGTCATGTCGTAAGCCATATTGAATAACTTGTCAAGTTCTAGCTTAACGGTTTCGGTTGCCTGTTCCCAAGTTAGGTATTGTGCATCTGCACCATTGCCAGTCAACTTAACTACCCTGTCTTTTGTCTTACCGGAGAACCCTTCAACATCCCCTATTAGCTTCAATATAGGGAAGAAGTGATAATCGATACAATCCGCGTAATTAGAAAGCAACTTCTCTAACCGTACCCGAAAAGTCTTAATCTTTTCGCAATAAGCCTCAGGTCTATAAGAGTAAATGACAGGAAGCTTTGGAAGTCCGTGCTTAAATGTTTTTCCCTCAGGCGATGTCCATAGCTTATCCATCTCCCATTGATAAACAGAATCTTTTGTCACAGTCATAAATACCGTAATTTCTACATCATCTAGATTTTTCTTTTTGTATTCTCTAGAGAAAGCGACTAAATCGCCGTATTCGTCAAAGAAAGGATATAGCTTATCTCCTCTAAAAGGAGACCATACAACGCTCTTTAGCTTCTTATTGGGAGATGAAACACCAAATACAGCCTTAATCCTCTTAATAAAGCTAGGCCAGAAAGAATCATCATCTGAAACATACCAATACTCGGCAACATCCTGCTCACTTAGCCATGAACGAACGATCTTTTTATTTTGGTACTTGATTTTGTTCTTATTAAGGACCGACTTTAGAGCCTCGAATAGATTCTTCTCTCCGTCATCCGGAGTGCAGTCTAATGACGGTTCTATGCCAACTGTAAACGCTGTTTGGATGTTTACTATGTCTTGCTCTAATGGTATAGAGATTCTATTCACAACAGAATCTTCTACCTTTTCAGGCTCGATGCGTGTCTTTCCGCTCTTCTCATCAAAGATTTGTTTTTCCTCCTGTGTTTTTACCTTTCTATCCGGGTACTTGACCTTATTCCACATGATTTCATGCTTTGAACTATCCCAATCGGATAACAACGCACTTGCATTAGGTAAATGCGTTCTACGCCCTTTCTTTAGATATTGAATCTTCTGATTAATATCATCTAGAGCTAGTATTTCTTCTAAGCTATTCATAATAATATCTTTTAGTTATATTTTAAAATCCGTATTTATCAATGACCAAAAATACCTGTAAGGTCTTTTGGCTTCTGAATCTTGCCCAAAAGAGCGCATAATACATAGTAACGAGCTGCATCAATACCGTGGTTGTCATGATCTTCCGGCTCATTGATATAGTTCCCATCCTTATCCTTTGCCCATACATAGCTTCTGTACTCTTTAATCAGATTATATGACCTCTTAGTGATGAATATCTCCATGCTCTGCATCTTATCAATACCGGCATTGATTGAACCAGCACCTTTCTCCGTCGCATAAATGGTAATACCACCGTTGTGTATTTCTTGAATCAAGCGAGGGTCAGCACTATCGGCATATACTTTCAATCCCCACGGCCGGAGCGTCTTAATAATATCAGAAGATAACAGCCCTGTCCGATAATCTATCTCATCCAAATACAAAGTATTGTCAACGATACCACAACGAATAGATGCTGACGGGTCATGAGTGTAACCGAAGTCCTGACCAATAGCTACCTTTTTTGCCCATTCAGGGAACTCATCAACAATACCCCACTTCTTAAACACGGCACCCTCTGCTACATCCGCCCAACGTCCGATAACAGTATGCGCGTATTTCTCCGGGTCTTCTTCTTTCATCCGTCGAACCTCTTTCAAGAATTCTTCTGAAAGATTGTCTACGTTATCTAAGTAAGTAGTATGGATATGAAGCACATTAGGATGAGTGGAGATTTGAACCTGTACGCCGTCAATATCTACGAGCTTATGAGTTTTCTCTATGTAACGTTTATAAATGAAGTGATTGGAATCAGTCGGGTTCATAATGATCATGATGCGGTTCTGAATTCCTTTTTGGCGAATAGAAAGCATGATCTTCTCAAAGTCTGGCTCATTCGTCCATTCCTCCCCCTCATCGCATACAAACGTTGTTATGCCGTGAATAGATTTCAATTTAGCAGTCTGATTACCTGAAGATGTCTTTATTCCTCTAAACATTATACAGCTACCCGTCATTTTGTTTACCACATCTGTTTTTGTGGTTGAGAAATACTTTTCTGTGCCGTCAAGCTCTATCTTCTCCATCATCTCAGGAATAATAGACATGTGAGCAGATGACATCGTATAGCGAGTATAGAGTATTTGGTGAACAATCTTTTCTTCGGGAGTTTGTTCGAAAGTTAACCTCTCAATGAAAGTGGAAGCATTAAAAGACTTACCCGATCCGCGGCCACCGGTGACAAGTATTATGAATTTACTCTTATCATCGTACATAGGGAAATAGATTGGTTGAGGCTGTATCATTTTTCGCTTCCTTTCACATGGTCTTTTATCCACGAATCAATATCAATACCTTTTTCGATATTTTTAGGAATTGAAGTTTCTTCATCTTCTTTTGGCATAGGCTTATTCCAAACCTTTGGCTTTCTATTCCTGAGCCAAAAAAAAGCAGCTGACATATCTGCGGGGATTTCATCCTCTAAAACGACAACTTCTACTCTTTCTTTCTCACACCGTCTACCCTCTTCATCGAAATAGATATCCTTAACCTTAACAGCTTGCTGCCTCTTTACAGTGCCACCAAGAGCTCTGCGATAGACTTTGCTCTCAACAACGAACTCTAGAGGCGCGCGCCCGCGTGCTAATGCTTCCGATAATTCATGTATTTTTCCTTTTATCCCAGAGAAATACGTTTCGTTGTAGCCTATGTTTGCGGCTATCTGCTTATCATCTGCCCCATCACGAGCCCACCCCTCTATTCTGATCAGGTTTTGCTTATCGTAAAAGTCAAACTTAGGTTTTGCCATAATGTTTATTCATTCCACGGGTTCTCGTCTTCTTCCTCAACGTAAATCCGTTTTAGTTTATCAGATACTTCTTTCAATTCACGTTTCATCTGTTCTACATGAAACTCGGCAGGCATAGGAATTTCCAATGAGCCTAATAGGTTATCTACTGTATTGATAACTTCTCCAAATTCTCCCGGTGCAATCATATCAGTCTACTCTTTCTACTAATTCATCAAATAATTCTCCCTTTACAAACTTCTCATCCGGATTGATTCCAAATCTTTCTAAGAATGCTGCCTTTGCTGTATAGGTGTCAAAGGATAGCATGAAGTATGCTTCCATGTCTTGTGCTTTGTTATCTGCTGCTTCTTTTACTTGAGCTTTTATCTCTTTGTTATGAGCAATCTTCTCTTCTTGTGTCTTTTCGGCCTTTACTGCTTTTTCGGCAGCGTGCTTTTCATTCACAGGAGACATCATTGCGTTTAGATCATCAGCCAGTGAGTTTTCTTCTTCTGTTTGAAGCAAGAAGTCACACCCTATAAGGTTTAAATCTTCATCCGTTAATCCTGCACTCTTGTAGTCGATATCAGGCATCATCTCACGAAGTGCATCCATATCCCAACTACCCATAGCATTTGGATTGTTGAGCAGAATGTTTAACTCCTTTTCTTCCTTTTTGTCAACGTCTATCAGATCAACTCTTATTTCGTAATCATTACCCGGATATTTGTTGAGCTCATCCATTACAGAGATGCGTTGATGACCACTTACTAGGGTCATTCCTGTTTTGCGGTTTACTATTAGACCGCCAACTAGCCCGTATTTCTTTATCCCGCGTTTGAGGCTCTTTTTTGCCTCCTCACTGATAACTCTAGGGTTGTATGTAGCTAAGTGAATCTCGGAGCGTTTAAGCACCAATGATTCTGATTTGAAGTATTTATTTTCCATTGTGTTTATAGTCATAGTCGAATAGTATCTTTTCGGACATAGGGAATACTTTTAGGATCCTTTTCAGGTCCTGTGGGTAGTTGGCTCTGAGCCAAAGGAAGCATTCAATGTTGAATCCTATACCCCCACTCGCTTTTTTAGAATATCGGACCGGTTCAGGAAGCTTGTATGATCGCATGTAAGAGAGTATATCCTTTTGTGTCCAATCGGCCAAAGGATAACACTTGCCGCCACTCTCGTAGTTCTCGTATGTGTTTAGCATCAATCGCCTGTTGAGTGAATCGGCTTTCTTCATGCCGTAGAATACATAGTTTATGCCGTATTTTAGACGCATTGATTTCTCTACATCGGCAAGCTTCAGAAGTTTAACTTTAGGGTTGGGAACACAATACATTCCGCTCTTTAGAATGTAGGTAAGATTCCAGTGAGGTATTTGAACAAATTCGATATTTGGGTATTTTACCTTAGCCCAGTTTATATATCGATTGACGTGCTCTAGGTCTTTTACAAAGTACATGAACACGCATACAATTCTATCGAATTTAGGGTACATTAAATCGAGCAGAACCAGAGAATCTTTTCCCAAGCTGCAAAACAATATAGCCTCGCTAGTATTTCTTCTAACGAGGTCTATAATATTATTTGCAGTTGTAATTCTACCGACTCAGCCCGATTTTTTTAATGATTAAAACTTAGTTAGCCACCATTCAGGCCTAAACCTGAACGTACTTGACGGTACTTCTG